ATTCTCCTGCCAAGGCTGTAACTTTGTTGGCAGGAAGACCTCCATACAACGAACCACTAACCAAGGCGTTAAAGATATAACTGCCAGTATCAACGTAATTAGTAATGTCGCCAGCAGCAACTCCTTCACTAACCAAACCAGCAAACTCATTTCCACTGTCTTTAATTACGGTATCTAAGAATCCCATTGTGTTACTTCATCCTCATAAAAATTTACATAAACATATTCATTGCTCATGAGTTTAGCAAACCCAAGAGCAGTATCATAGTCCTCAAAACATTTGATGTCTTCAGAACCAATTTGCCCAACCACATGATTCGTCCATGTGACAACAAAAACTTTCTTAGTCATGAAAAGAAACTAGTAATTGAAATGGTCTTCTCGTGAGTCCAACCAATACATTGTAGCACGTTCTTGAGTGGCTCAAGAAACGACTTCTCAAACTGTGTTTGATAGTCCACATACTTCTCAATACCAAATTCTTTTGGCAACTCACCAAAGAAACTAATAGCATTTTCGTGAATTGGATTTGGTGTCTTGAGATACATGAACTTAATCTTCTCACCTTCTTGGATGAGAGGATGCTTGTTTTCTACATTATAGTGCTTTACGTAGTGATTGTAAAGTAGTGCACCTCTTACGTGGATGGGAGTTCCTTTTTGGTAGATTTCCTTTGGGTGACGGTACTTGGCAAGGTTGTTAACTCCTCTGGGAAAGGCGACTTCCTCGTAGGGTCTTTCTCTCGTTTCTGTTCGGACATCATTGATAAAATTGATAAGTTCATCATTTGTCTTGCCGATAATAATTTTAAACGCTGCATACAACTTGTCTCTAAAATAAGCAGGAGTAGAGCTCCTTGCTGTTTCAAGACCCATGATTTTCATCTTGGGTTCTTTGTATCTAACTCCTTCACTGTCCCAGACGTTAAGAATGTAACGCTTCTTTGCAGTCCAAATACCACGATCAGCAATGTTCTCACGCTTCATGCTCATCTTTTGGTCATACGCTGAAACGTACGACGCAAGTTCTTCATATGAACGTTCAATAAAAGGTTCCAGTTTTTCTTGGCAGATCTTGTCAAGTATTGCCACAATTGCTGCTTTGTCGCCAGACTTAGCACCAAAAAATTTACTAACAAGAGGTCCGAGATTAAGATAGATTGAGTCAGTGTCGGATGCAATGACATAATCCTCCTTTTCAGTGGAGAGCAATTTATTTAGGTATTCGTTCATACGGTTCTCAATCCATCTGATTGATACCTGACCAGACAAAGTGATGGCTTCAGCATTTGCCAGACGATAATAACGGAAGTGTTCATTACCGATAGCACCATAGGCAGAGTTGAGAGAGATCTTCTTTGCCATCTGAATATTATTACAGCGAGCAATCTCTTTCATGAGTTCAACAGTAGGAGTTTTCTCATACTGTTGCTTTGCCTTGATCATCTTCTTCTTGAAGATGACACGGCTATCGTACATTTTCTTCATCATTTGAGGAAGAAATCCATGCTTATCTTTTCTATACTGTGCTCCGTTAGCACACACAGAAAACTCACCATCAATCTCTACTTTTTGATCAAGTATCTTATCAACTGTAACCGTTGAGTGTCTTGTATCTTGTAGGGTTTCTGGGGAGATATTATATTGCATGATGAGATGAGGATACAGACTGTTGAGATCAAAAGAGACCACCCAATCATAGAATCCAGGAATCGGTTCCTTGACATAAGCACCAGCATATTTTTCAGTTTTAGTAGCACTCTCCTTCTTAGGAGGAATTGCAATCTTACGCTTTAGCAGTTCACAATAAATGTAGTTATCCCACATGCGAACCTGACTGAACACATCTTCATAGTTCACCTTAGCATCGTATGCCATGGTGTATGCTAGTTCAATAAGTTTCATCTTGTCATCTAGTTTGTCAACAAGACGAACGTCATGGATGTTGTACTCAATGAACTTCTGCCAGTCATTCTCATAGAACTCTTTGAATGTATCAAACTCAGAGTGATCTAGTTTCTTCTCACCCAGTTCAACAGAACAGATATGATCAAGACGATATGATTCTTGGTTAGTATAAGTAAACTTCTTATACAACTCAAGATAATCTAGACATGAGATACCAAGAGTATCAATAGCAAACTGTTTACGACCTTTAATATAGATTTCTCTTTGCGACACTAGTTTCCATGGAGAAAGAAGTTTAGTAAACTTCTCACCCATAATACGATTGATGCGATTGTGAATGTACGGCATATCAAACAACTGCACGTTCCATCCTGTAACTACATCAGGATAGTTCTCTTGCCAAAAATCAAGGAATGCTCCCATCATGCTTTCTTCAGATCTGAAGTGCATGTAATCTACAAGAGGATCTTTGTTGTCAAACTGTCTAGCCCCAAACACAGTAATGCGACCAGAGAAACTATCCTTGACACTAATAGCAAGGATCTCCTGATCGGCAGATTCAATGTCGGGAAAACCATTTTCAGCAGCAGTCTCAATGTCAATAGTAAAGACACGAATCTTACTGCTATCAAATTTTAGTTCTTCTTCTGGATGTTGTTCAGCAATGTACTGATACAAAAAACGAGAGTTGCCATAGATATCAAAATCAGGAACCTCTTTGTATTGTTTAATGAACTCGCGAGCTTCTTGAATAGAACCAAACTTATGTGGTTCAACACAATCACCTTCAAGTGTACGCCATTCAGAATAATTCTTACTACGCAAATACAGCGTGGGATTAAAAGGAACCCTCACGCTGTATCTGTTACCATTTTCATAACCACGCACAAGCAGACGATTGCCTGCTTGCTCAACACTAGTGTAAAAATTCATTCAAGACATTCAATATAACGAGCAAGGATAACCTTGCTAGGATTAGTCACTACCAACAAATCAGATGACCTGACGTTGAATTCACGTTCAGATGAGTGCTCTGCCCATGGACATAGTTGACCTTCATAGTCTACCACATAAGGTTCAACTAGCCAAACATCAGGGTCACCTGGTAATGTGTCTCCTTCAACTGGTTCAACTTGAGCAACGATCCACTCATTCTGCAGCTTCAGCAGGTTTGCTTTGATCTCCATTAGGTTTTTCCTCAAAGTAAATTTGATCGTCAGTTAGTCCGACTTCACGAAGTCTAGCTGCGAAGTTTTCAAGAATATTATTGTCGGGAAATACCACACTAATAATATGTTCACCACCCATGCGATGTTCTTCTACTGGAGAGAAAGGACACCAACGTGAATAGTTGATAGGAATAGTTCCATCTCCATTCTCTTCTCCAAGAGACAAAGTATATGGGTACAACATACGATATCCAACTACTTTGTTGTCATCGTCACGAACATCACCAAACATACACAAAACATTATCGCCTGTAGTTAAATTTACAATACGAACATTGTGATTGGTTTTCAAACTTTGTTGTTCAATTTGTTCCGCCATTTTCTAATTCCTTTTTTTCAGTAAGTTTTTGTTGCCAAGCATTTTCCAACCCTGGTTCAGGGCTGCTGATTGTCATAACACAATCATATGGAATTTTAAATTGCCAATCAGGAGAGTAAGGATTCCACTTACTAAACCTGACTTGGTATTCCATGCCATGTGCTTCTGTTAGATATTGTGGTTGACCACTATCTAAGTTGAGAATATATGGATCTTCCATGAGAAGACAGACTCCTTTTTTGTCGTCTCCTTCTCCATCAAAAATCTCTTTCAACTCAGTGATAATGCGATCACCCGTTTTCATAGTTACGATTGATACAGCCATAGTTTCCGTGAGTTAGCCTTAAGTCTAGCATCAAAAAAGGGCACCGTCAAGTGCCCATCTTGATTTAAAAATGTTTCTTTCGTTTCTGTTTATCTGGTAGTTCTTTCTTCAATGTAATGGATAGTAGACCATCTTCAAAGTCTACACTCTCAACCTCTACATCATCTCCCATTTGCCAGTTACGTGAGAAAGTTCTAAATGAAATTCCTTTGTGTGCATACTCCTTTTTGTTTTCTGGTGCTTTGCGAGCAGAGACTGTTAGAACGTTTCGTTCTGTCTCCACTTCAATATCTCCTCTTGAAAATCCTGCAAGAGCGAGTTCCAGTACTGTTCTACCATCAGATCCATTAACGACATTGTGTGGAGGATAATTATCTCTTGTTCCTGCAAGAGCCTCAAGTCTACTGAATGTTTCATCAAATCCTAATGTGAATGGAGTATAAGTTTCCCAATTAAATGTTACCATTGTCCTATAAAAGCGACGTTTACATGTGACCCATAAGGCATCACAGTAATATTTAACATTATAGCACAATCAATAGAGGTGTGTTAAACCCTCACTATGATTACGGTTTATTCGCCTTCTTGTTTCTTACGACCAATATTGTACTTAGATTCAAGCGTCCATTCGCCTTTCTCTTTAAAGGACAATACTTTGATTTGATTCAAAGGAGCTAGGTCTGCAATTTTTTCTTGACTCAATGCATTAATATTGACAAGACCCCAGTCAACTAATAGTTGTACGATACGATTACGACGTTGTACATCATTCAAA